GATGTTAATCACGTTAAGCAATGTGCTTTCTATTGGAAGGCTACTGGTAAAACTCCTCACTTGCTTTATGTTAATCAAGATAGCTACAATGTATTTACTCCTGATACTTGCGAACTATTAACTCCTGAGTACATGGATTTCTTAGTTCAAGGTGATTTAATTAAAGCAAAGATCAGACAGAACTTAGTTTATCTTTGTAAAGGTAATCCATTTGAGATGGCTAAGTTAATTGCACCACCAGATTTTTCTGGTTTCATGTGGAAAGATATTCAAGAGGAGTATGTGCGTAAAGCAGCAAGTCTTTGGGACAATGTGTAGAATCATGGATATAAATTTTTATAAAAAAACTCATTATAAGATTATGGAAAGTTATAGGCATGATATTATGATGCGTAAAATTAAAGAGAGAGAAGATAAGTTATTTAGAAAAATGTTTATAAAGATATTATTAATTATTGTTATAGCAATAGTGCTTATAACTTTAATTACTAGATGAAAGTAATTCTAATGATCATAATGATGAATGGCACAGTACATAATCTAGGCTATCAAGTAGAATCTTATGACGCTAGAACTTGCGATAAGTTATTTGACAGTGTAACTTACAAAGGAAAAACAAGTGGTAAGAATAAGGTAGGTACTTTCTATAAATCAAAAGAAGTATTTGCTCATTCTTGTTCAATAGAAAAAACAACTAAAGGAAACAATGAAAGAAAAAATAAAACAAGTTAATGATTTGTGTGCAGCCAATGGTGCATACATAAATCAACATGGTAAAAAAACTGTATCAGCGTGGTCTAAAGTTAAATACTTTAGAGAAGTATTTGGTACTGAGTTTGGAATGAATACTATGATTGTAGAACACTCTGACAGATATGTCATAGTTAAATGTTTAATCATGGGTTACGATCCTGAAAGAATTATAGCAACAGGTTACTCTAAACAGTTTAGAGATAAGCCAGGTTATCTTGAGATAGCTGAAACATTTGCTACTACACGAGCTTTATCATTCTTTGGAATTTGCTTGGAAGATTTGACAAGCAAAGAAGAGTACGAGGATTTAGAGATCCCAGTACAACCAATGAATGGAAAAGATACTACATCAGCCGCTACAAGATATGATGATGGTATAATTAATGAACTGATAAAGAAAGTTCACTACGCACCGCACACAGCGAAACTAGATTTCCTTTGGCGTGCCAACAGAGAACTACTTGATCAGATAAAAATAAAAGATCTCGCAACTTACAATTCTATTTTAAATAAATTTAATAGTAAGCGTGATGAGATCACAACTCAAAATGAGGTATAATAATGAACGAGCAACCAAAGAATAAGATATATTTAAATCTTGTTCCTAACTTAAATAAAAAGCCAGGCGACAACCAACCAGTAATGGTAGCACCTAATTCTCCAAAAGCTCCAGAAGGAAAAAATTGGAAGATGAACGTGAACATTAATGGCGAGTGGTACGACTACTGTGCATTTGACGGAACTGACATAGAAGGTAACCCAACAGGAGGTTACACTGTGATCATCACGAAAAAAGAACAGCAAGCAACAGCAGGAGAAAATAAACAACCTGGATTTAAAGCTGGTGGATTTCAAAAGAAACCATTTACAAGCAATAAGTCTTTCGGTAATAGACAATACTAATAGTAGGTAATACTATTATTACCTCTATCCCTAGGGTTTTCATCAGGCAGTCATGCCTACCCTTTCATTGTTTCCCTAGGGGTAGAGTAAAAAACAGAAAAGGATATACATGGTAAGCAAGTCAGACTTCATTGATATTGAAGAAAAAATTCAGAAAAGAATTATAGCAGAACGTAATCAAGAGTATGGAGATTACCAAGAAAACTTTGCATTACTTGCTGAACTTTTCTCTATAGTTCTATTTAATAAAATTAAAGTAGCATTACAACCAGAAGATGTTGGTCATATAATGATGGCACTTAAACTATATCGCTGCACTAAGAAATATAAAGCAGATAGTTATGATGATCTATCTATTTATTGTAAGATGACTAAGCAGGTTAGGCAGAATAAAAAATCATGAAGGTTGTAAGATTAAAAAAGTGTGAATGTTTTTTTACTTATGTAGAAGAATTTGACACAGCCGAACATGCCATTGATCCTGATAAACGAGGTTTGTTTATTAAAGTTAAGGTTGGAGCAATAAGAGTAAACTCAGTAAGTATAAGACAGAAAGAAGATAAATATGATGAACATAAAGCAGCTAAAGGAACAAATTAAATTAAGATACACTACTAATGTGTATGCAAACTTAACAGATAAAGAACGCAAACTTTATCGTTTAGGTTTTAAGACTGGATATAAATTAGCTAGAGAGTTTTTTAAAAGACATGTTGTTACTAAACAGAATACAGTTTTTAAAGAAGTTGTTAAGTATGTAACAATCAATGATGTTGTAGTGCCTGAGAATGTAAAAGAAATGTTATCTATTGTTGCCAATCAACTTAGCATAGATGTTAATGAAATACTTACTAAGACTAGAATACAATCAGCTGTGATTGCACGATCCATTTTAATTAATGTTCTTAGAGATAAGTACGCAATGCCATTTACAAAGATAGGTGTGCTACTTGGCAATCGTGATCATACAACTATGATCCATCATGTTAGAATGAAAATGAATAAGGAACATTTCTGGCAGCCAAATCATATTATCTGGAATAGATACCAGTATGTGATGGATAATATTAAGTAACTACTTTTTAAATCCTGATAACAAACTCTTATAAGACTTCTTAGAAATTGTAGATTCAGATTTACTTCTTGATGTACCAGCTTCTTTTCGTTTGTTTATATTATAATATAAACCTTTACGTGCAGTCTTACCTTCTTTTGTTTTATGATATTTAGATTTATCCATATTATTTACTCATTAGTGATTTGCCTTTTTTACCATTACCAATAATTCCTCTACCCTTCAAGACATCTTTGAAAGTTACTTTACCATCACCAGTTAGATCTGGAAAACTTTTTTTCTTTTTATTATCTTTTTTCATTGGCATATTTATGTTTGCACTTTAGTTTCTTTAAATATTCTATGTATAGATTCATACGCTTATCATTTTCTGTATTGATGACAACCTTTTGTTTCTCTGATGTTCTTACATTATTAAAGTAAATATCATAGCAACTATGATCAAGGCTATGGCAGAAGTTAAGTTTCTCTGCATTAATAACCCAACCACCTTCATTGCTCATGTGTTCCTTGCCACAGATATGGCAGTTACCACAACTCTTTAATATTTCTTTTCTCTTACCCATTTTTTAATTGTTGTTTATTTTACTGGAAATAATAACACTTGACAAGCATAACCGAATATGTTATAATGATAAAAACAACAAAGGAGAGTTATGAAAAAAATAGTTTACAAATTAGAATTAGATAAACTTTTTTTAGAATGTGGATATTGTAGTCATCAACAAATATTCCCTGATAAAAAAGATATATTGCATTGTGATGGATGTGATGAAGATCGTGCATTGAAAGATTGGTTTGATCCAATCAAAATAGATTTAGCAATGCACCAAGATCATTACAACTTTGCTATGGAAAGATATGAAGCTGGAATTGAATTAAGAAGATTAGATAATATGTTTAAGATAAAAGACTAACTCTTCTTATGTCTGGCGGCAAAGTTTCTTGCAGCTTCTTTAGATCCAAATCCCCAGGCTTTAAGTGCTAGCTTTAATCTTGTTGGTTTGCCTGACTTAGATAATAAAGATCCCTTCATACCACCAAACCTTGCAGCAAAAGAAACTCGTCTTGGGTTCACACCAGATTTAACTGGAGCTTTTAAATTAGATCCTTCAGTACGATTAAAGTATTTTCTACCAGCTTCGTTTAATCCACCGCTTGGATTTTGATACATTTTTTTAACCATTATAATTTCTCTCTAAAAGGGTTGTAGTCATCCTCATTTATCTTAAAGCATTTACACTGTTTTAGTAAAGCACAAAATCCTTTTCTTAACCAAAAAATACATTTGACATTTAACATAAACTATATTCTCCCCTGACCAACATATTCTTTATAAGTTTTATTCTTATTAACACGCTTAGTATGTCTGCCTTTTCTTTTCTTAGGTGGCTTTCTAATATGTTTGTTCTCAAGATTTTTTTTTGCCATTCTTTTTCTTTAGTTTAATCTTAATGTTAGATCCTTGCTGAGCAAGTAAGGTAGGTTTCTTTTTAGAATAAGATTGTCCAAACATTGTAGAGATTTGATCAGACATTATTTTTTAGTGAATGCGTCAATGCTAGGTTTTAATCCATAAATCGCACCGAAGATACCAACGATTAACCATTGATACCAAGAAGGAAACTTACCAAAGTAATCAAAGAATAAATCTAGTTTAGCTTTAATATTAATATCATCACTAATAACTGCATAAGATAGAACAAGAATAGGAATACAAACAACGATTAAAACAAATTCATCTTTCCATGATTTGTCTTGTTGATCATATACATCTCTTTGATATTCAATCTCACCTTTAGCCATTCGTTCATAGTGTCGTTTCTCAGCTTCAGATTCTAATAGTTCTGATTGCTTATGGTTCTTATAGATCTCAGCACCAGTTTTAAAAACAGTAGGTATTAAATTCCACCACATTATATTTCACACTTTCTTACAAAGTTAGCTAGCTCTTCACATCTGCTTGGCGTTTGTCTATACCAGGCTGAGTTAAGCATTTCAGCTGCAGCTCTTGTGTAATCATATTCGTTTAAAGCTGCAAACATATTCTTAAACTTAGATACACCAGTTTTACCTAATTGAAATACCATCTCAATAATAACTCCTTTAACAAGCATAGGTAAAGGCTGTGTGCCAACTAATTCTTCCATACCTTGTTTAGCTTTAATAAAATCTTTATCAAACAATGCTTCAAGTATAGCTTTGTCGTAGATAATACCTTCTTCAAAATCATCATCTTCTGTAAGTAGATGACCATAACCAATAGTACCTTTGCCAAGTGAATCTAAATATACTTTGGCAGAGAAACCTTCGTGTTTCTTTATGCGTGTTTTAACGTCTTCGTAATTCATTTGATTAATATTTTACCATCTTCATATACATATACAATCTTAACATTCATAGTGGATTGTATTTTAGATGGAGATCTATTGATACGATCATTCTTTTTGTGTGCATACTTAGTAGCTGACTTTCTATATGACACAGTCTTAACATCGTAGTTAGTATATTTTTTTGTCTTAGTATTAAATACAACAAGATCTATTGGACCAACACCACCTAGTGCTGTGAATACAATTAAGTCAGGATCTTTAGCAAAGTGTGCTTGTGCTAATGCCTCTGATACTAAACCCTTGTCTGATTTCTTCATCAGTATTGTAAACCCTTTTAGTTTTTTGTTTATCTAAATTGAAAGAAACTACCAACCGCTGTAACAATACCACCAATGAATATAATAAAATAAATAACACCCTTGCCTTTATTCATATCGCTACGAAGATCTTTAACATCTACTCTTAACTCATCTATTGTTTTGATAAGCGTACTCATTCGTTCAGCACAAATCTTTTCATGTGCAGACAAACGAATAGATGTACCAGATGTAGGTTGTTTCTTTCTCTTCATACACAAGCTATAGTGGTTGTGGATAAAAAGTCAATTATAGATTGTAATTATATAGATTGTTCTGGTGTTTCTATGCAGTCAAAATGAAAGGATGGTTTGACTTTCTCAAACTGATCTAATGGGAATAGTTTATTCTGTTCTGCTATAAATTCATAACCAGCTATGGTACATTCTCTAAAGGTATTAAACTTCTTACCTGTACTCATGGTGTCTAAGCAGTTGCCATTAATTATTGAGCAAACTGCAAATACTAATAAAAAATTCATTAAAGTTATTTACACTAAAATGTGGATAAGTAAATAAGGGTGGCTATTCACCACCCCTATTGTATAGACTAATCTTCGTCTTCTTCTTCGTCTATATCAAGATCCTCATCTTCTGATTCATCATCATAAGAATCTTCTGGATTTATCTTTAGCTCAAGATCATCAAGGAGATCTTTAATCTCATAGATAATATCTTCAGCTGATTTAGGTTTCTTTGCCATGCTAACTCCTATTAGTTGGTTTGGCAAAAGCCAACTAGTGTTAATTGAATAATAAGTAAATAAAATTATTTTTTATAACTTATTGAATTATAAATATAATTTATTTTTTATTGTAGAACTGTTCTACACTTTTAGCATAATCTTTCCAAAATGTTTTAACATCTTCAAAAGCATCTGCATAAAACTTAGTCCAGTATTCTCTGAAAGATTTATAATCTAACATAGTATTCTCCATTGGTTAATGGAAACTATATATGTTGCAGTGCAACAAATTTCAAGTCTATTTTAAATGAGATCTGATAGATTCAATAGCGTTACTGATTTCATCTTTATAAGCATAACCAATGAAACCTCCAGCTAGTAAACCAATAATAAGTGTAATCATATTATTTCTTGTTTAGTTGTGTCATAAACATACCATGATACTCGGTAGAACCCAAGTGTGTAATTGGTGTAGATAAGTCTGTCCAGATCTCAAAGCCACACTCTTCAGCTAGTCTACAGAAATAATAGTCTTCAGATAAGAATCTATTTATTCCATCTTTCTCTTTATAAATACCAACAGGAAAAAAATCGTATGCGTTCTGTGAGTTTTCAATCCCTGTTCTTAGATCTGGTTTGTATTTAAGATTAGGAAACTTCTTTATGATAGTAGTAAAGACATTACGCTTAATCATCATAAAACCAGTGGCACTTTCCTTTACCC